CATCTAATATCAGCGACTTTGAGAAGAAGCTTCGCCGGACTGACCAGTATTTATCTCAACCTAAAGTTCAACAACAAATCAATGCCAACAAGATTATGGTTACTACCAAGTATCGTCAGTTTGGCTTGGCCCTTACTGCATCAGCAGCAGATAACCTTGCTAAGAATGTTTTCCTCGGAGATACATCTAACGAGCAGATTGACGAGAACCTTCGTCAGGAAGCAGTCAAACTCTTCCCGGCCTTCCGTGATCGAATCCTCAATGGTGAGTCTCCACTATCAATCGCAAGCCCTTACTTGGGAGCAATCTCTCGTATTCTTGAAGTGCCAGAAGGTTCATTGGATCTTGAGGATCCAACTGTTCGTAAGGCAATGATTGGTACAACAACAACTGTCGGAGATAAGACATCGTCAACAGTCACTCCATTGTGGCAGTTCGAGCAAGACCTATACAAAGACAGCCGTTGGCAATACACAGCCAACGCAAGAGCTAAAGCTGACAGCATATTAGTTGATGTCGGTTCAAGATTCGGAGTGATTCCATAATGGCAGAAAAAGTAACGGCTAAATCCGGAGATACCCTTTCCGGTATTGCAAAGGCCAATGGCACTACTGTTGCCCAGATCCTTGCGGATAACCCAACGCTTGCAGCTCGAGCATCAGCAGGACAGACAGTTCTTTTTAGTGGAACTAAAGTAAATATCACATCTCCACAAACAGCAACCAATCCTTATGCTGGAACGACTACTGGTGCAGGCGTAGGACTTGGAACAGCATCTAACCCAATTACTAATGCCGGAACAGTAAATACTACAACTCTTGAAGGAATTGCTAAAGCATCTGGAACTGGTACTGGAACTACTGGAACTACTGGAACAGGAGATCAACCACCTGCCGGTAAAAAAGAAGTTTCTCGAGTAACCAATAAAGACGGAACAATAACCATCACATATGATGATGGAACTACAAAAACCGTAGGAACGCCTACTGGTAAAAAAGTAGTCCGTACTTACTTCTCAGGATCCGGTGCAGCTCGTATTCAGATTACTGAATATGATGATGGAACCACAGATCAGATTCCTGCTCCAGAAACAGCAGCAGGTCTTTCAGCAGATGATGTTAATAAACTTATTCAATCTGCTATTGCCAATCAAAATGCAGAATTCCAAAAGATGCTTGATGCACAGAAGAAACAACTTGAGGTTGCTAAGGCAGAACAGATTGCATCCCAGCGTAAGTCAGCCTTTGATGTTATCCGTGAGAAGTTCACAGCAATGGGTATCAAAGAGGTCGGTGACGACATTGCAGCAATCTTTGCTGGTAAAGGAACAGATCGCTTTGGCAAAGTATTTGATGAAATCCCTACAACTTCAGAAGGTTTCTACCTTCAGTTGATTAACACTAAGTCTTACTATGATCGTTTCGGTAGTGTCAATGAAGCTCGCTTGAAGCAGGGCTACAAGGCACTTGATGAGAAGACAATCGTTGGAATGGAAGATGAATACCAGAAGGTATTGACTTCATACAATATGCCAACAGGCTTCTACGATCAGACCACAGACTTCCAATCATTCCTAAAAAACAACCTAACCAATGTTGATGTAGCAAATGTTATTCAGGCATATCGTGACTTTGTAACTACAGGAACAGATTCAGAGATCCGCAAGCAACTCAAGGATAACTACGGTATTGGTGACGAAGCCCTTACTGCATACATGATTGACCCAACAAAGGGTCAAGCAATTCTTGAGCAGATTGCTGGTAAGAATCTCAATACAGCAGCAGCCCTTCTTGAAGGTCTGACAGCAGAGCAAGCCAATATGGCTCAGACTTATGGTGCAGGATCTCTTGGTTATGGAACTCAACGCCAGAAGTATTCACAGGTTCAAAAGGAACTTCAGACTACTGGAAACCTAGCCGCTATCTATGGTGAGAACTTTGGAGCTAAGGAAGCAATCGCTGCCGAGTTTGGTGGAGATGTTACTGCTCAAGCACAAGCAGCACGAATCAAGGCAACAGGTGCAGCAGCATTTGGTGGCACAAGTGGTCTTGGATCTAAGGCACTAAGAACTAAAACAGTTTAAGTAACAGGGTGATTGGCAATCATCCGGGTTCGAGACCCGGACACCCACTCCATCTCTAGAAATGCCGGAACTTGAGATGAGTATAAACCCGGAAGTTGGAGCCAATGCATTTCCCCGATTGCATTGCGGCCAGCGACTAACATGAAAAGGGAGTAGGACAAATGTCCAATTACGAACTGGAAGAGGATGAATTCGAACTTGATTCGAATGATGTTCTCGGACAACTACGCAAGGCCAATAAGGCAAAAGAGAAGCAACTGAAGGAAATTCAGGAAGAGCTTTCAAATTTGCGTAAAGAAAAACGAGAGAGAACTATCTCAGAAGTCCTTACAGCTCGAGGAGTGAATCCGAAGATTTCGGCTTTCATTCCACAGGACATCGACCTCACGGAGGATTCGTTGTCGTCATGGCTCACAGAATACGGAGATGTATTCGGTGTGTCACAAACCAACCAAACAAACTCAGCAATACCAGAAGGTTTTGTAGACAGTTACAAAAAGGCTCAAGCAACTGTAGACGGCGGCATTAGTGCTGATCGTGAACAGATGATTCAAGCCCAGATGGATGAGGCCGCTGCAAAGGGGCCTGATGCATTAAAGCAATTATTTGCAGATCTTGGTAAGGCTGGGTACTAACCCAGAAAGGCGGTGCCGTAAATGGCAACCACTCAAATCTCTGGTGTAGGCAACCTCGTAGTCAATGCATATGACACATATGTAAGAGCTGCACTCCGCTCACTTCCTGTCATGCGTTCAGTCGCAGACCTACGACCAGTAGCACTCACCAACCCGGGAACTTCTCTTAAGTTTGCAGTTTATGCAAACCTAGCAGCAGCAACCACAGCATTAACAGAAACATCTGATGTAACACCTCTTGCACTAGCAAACCCATCACAAGTAACAGTTACTGTTACTGAATACGGTAATGCTGTTGAGCAGACAGAGAAGGTCAACATGGCCTCATTCTCTTCTATCGACACCATGATCGGAGATGCACTTGCTTTCAACGCAGCAGATACATTGGATAAGTTAGTTGCAACAGCACTAACATCTGGATCAGTAGTCAAGTACGGTGGAAGCCGTACAACCACAGCTACTCTTACAGCTACAGATGTTCTATCAACAACAATGCTTCGTAAGGCACAGACAACACTTCTTGAGTCAAACGCTCAACCTCGTGTTGGTGACCTTTACACATTGTTCATCCACCCACGCCAAGCTTTCGACCTTCGTGCCGAGACTGGTGCTGGCGGATTTGTGGACATCCACAAGTACACAACTGACAATGTAGGAAACCTATTGACAGGCACCATTGGTGTTCTTGAAGGCTTCCAAGTTGTTCAGACTTCTCGCGTTCCATCAACCACTTCAGGTGCATCTTCAGCTACTGTTTATTCAGCAGTTGCAGTTGGCAAGGAAGCCCTTCTTGAGGCATCAGTCTACGATGTGCAAACAGTCGTAGCTCCTCAGATCGACATCCTTCGCCGTAAGTCAGCACTTGGCTGGAAGTACTTCGGTGGCTGGGGCATCTTCCGAGATGAAGCAGTTTGCCGTTTGGAATCAGGCGGATCTGCTCTCTAGTAGAGCATTAGTTGAGGGGGGCAGGGCAACCTGCCTCTCTCTCTATTAACAAGGAGAATCATGGCAACATATACATTTTACCCACCGCAGGTAATGGAAGGTTATCCATTAGCTGACAAGTGGTGGCGTAGAGTTGTATCCCAGCGAGGGGTAGCCGTGCTTATCGACAATGGCGTAATGTCTTTGGCTCGAGCAGTAACAGAAGATGAACTAAGGGATTACGATTATGTATTCCTTGGTGGGCGAGGTCACATAGTGAACGAGGCTACAAAGGTTATTCTTGTAGCACAAGGCTTTCCGATCAGAACTCAGGCTCAAGCCGACTCTGATTCAAACATAGCCCATAACGGATTTTTAGTGGAGATAGTTTAATGGGATGCAGAACAGGTTGCCCTACTCAGGATCACATAAACTGGGGTGAGTGCTTAAAGCAATCAGGTCTACAAGTTAATACAGGCGATGCTAATAGTTCCAAGATGATGCCTCAGAAGAAGTGGGATGCAGAGCTAAACGCATACCAGTCTGCAATCAGACAAGGTATTGAACCAGCGACAACAAACATGAAGGATATTCGTGGGGCAGTCGAAGTAAGTAACTTAGCCGGTAAGGCATTCGACTCAACCACCAACTCGTTTAAGGACTGAGCATGACAACCATTATTGGAATCCAAGGTAAAGGTTGGGGATTGATTGCCGCAGATTCTTTGATAGTGGGTGGAGATCAGAAGTTCATAGCCTCTGGCATGGACAAGGTAGTAGAAAAAGGCGAGTATGTAATTGCCTTTGCTGGCGATGCAATCGCCGGGGATATAGCCCTACACAGTTGGAATGCTCCTAAGATTCCACGAGGTGTGAACCTAGATAAATTTATGATGACAGATTTACTGCCATCACTTAAGCAAGCATACGCAGACTATGGATACGATCCATCGCCAAAGACTGCTGATAATGATCCTAAAGATGGTGCAGGTTTCGATGCATTGATCTGCCTTCGAGGAAAGCTTTATCAAATTGATAATGACTTTACTTGGGTAAGAGATGATCGTGGGATATACGGAGTTGGATCCGGCAGTTCATATGCACTTGGTGCATTAGCCAGAGCCACACTATCCCCAACGAATACAAGAACAGCAGC